TGCGGTAGGGTGGAATGAACCTCAATCAACTATGCCCTACGTTATCGGCAGTATTTAAACGCTGATCTTTTAGCTTGTTGGAATACTCCCTTACTTTATGAGCATCTTCAAAGTGAGCCCAAACAGTAAATTGTTTAAAGCCTGCTTCTTTCATTCGATCCCGGTAAGCGTGCTGACGTTTAAGATTGTGCTTGTCAGTCATAGCTCAAGGATCTCTCATAAATTCTTTAATTGTGTTTTTATCTTCTGCTTCTTTCTTTGCCTTAGATACCTCGCTGGCTGAAAGCCTATTCGCTATCTCTTCTGCTATTACCAAGCATTTATCAGATTTTTCTTTGCTGACTGTTGTGTCAATGGCTAACACAAGCGCATGAACTAGCGCCTCGTAGTCGTTGGTTGGTTTTCTCATATTCATAATATTCTCCTATGTTAAATAAAGTGGGCCCGTCCACTGGATAATGTAATCTTCAAAAACATTACCCCTTGCAGAGTTCATTGCTGGAGCGCTCCAACTAGCGGCTTTAAGTATGTCACCCCTTTTAAATTTATTGTGGCTATCTGTAGCAACTACAAATCCCCAAGCGCTTCTATCACTGATAATTTTAATGTACTTTTTGCCCTCTTTATACTCAAGGCTGCTATTAAATCTATCTACCCTATTTTTGCTATTATCTGACAACTCACTAGCACCGATTACAGTATTATTAAATCTCATTGCGTCTTCTAAATAATCTTTCTTAATGTTGTTTAATAACGCTTCTATTTGAGTATTCATGTGATGCTCCTTGGGGCCGAAGCCCCGTTTGGTTTTATACGTTTAAAGCAAACTTTATTGTGCTAATCGCTGTAAGTAGCTTATAACGCTCTTCAGTTGAGTAGCCGCCAATTGTGTCTTCTCTAGTTCCGACACGACCTGCATGATCGCGGAAGATCATCCATGATCGATCATCAAGATCACGGCTACAATTACCAATATAGCCAACCGAGAATCCTTCTGGCATATCTAAATGTTCGGTATCAAATTTAGCGTTTAACCTTACAACTCGGTTAATCTCTCTTTGATTCTTTTGATCTTCAGTAAGTGGTAATCTAGTAATCATGTGATGCTCCAAGGGGCCGAAGCCCCGTTATTGTTATTGTGCGTAAAAAGTATTTTCGTAATCTCTTGAAGCAGCGTCTTCACACATAGCTTCTTCATGTTCTTCATCAGTCATAGGCTCTGGTGCAGGGTAAAAGTCTGCCTGATAACGAGCCTCAATTGCAGCTTGTGCTTCTTTTCCCACCCAAACCCAAGAATCTTTCTCAGTGGTACATTCAGCAATAAACCAAGTAGGCGTACCAAGGTTGTCACCATTAACGTCACGCTGGCGTTGATAAATTTCTCCACCAATTGAAATTTCATTTACTAAAACACTTCCAAGGTCTTGCATTTTATTAGTCATGTGATGCTCCTTGGGGCCGTAGCCCCGGTTAAGGTTAGGCAGTAAAGACGTAAGGCTTAATCCAAGTACCAATGTTTAAATCAACGTAGTGGCTGCGGTAAAAGTAATCAGTCGAAGAATCAGAGTGGTCAAAGAAATCCGCCCCTTTCATTGCTGCAATCATTTCAGCCATAAACTGCAAAACAATTCCAGAATAATGTTCATCCATCCAATACTCATTTACCTCAATATAGTTGCGAGGATATTCGCCTCGCATCATGTATTCGCTAAAATCTAATTCACCCTTAGTTACCTTAACTACGAGGGTGCTGTTATGGCGAACACTGATAGAGCCTTTAACTTTGTACTTAGCTAGTACAGCTTTAATGCCCGGGGCTAAATTTGCTTTATCTTCTTTGCTTACAAAAGCCATGATAATTTCCTGTTTTCGTTTGGTATGGCTAATCCTAACCCGTTAAGTCTTAACGTGTCAATAAGTAATGTATATTTATTTTTAATCTAAGGTAGAGGGGAGTAGATAAAGCCTTTAGTTTCACCGACAAGCCACCGACAACAGCCACCGACAAGGAAACGCTACAGACCCTATAAGCACTTGGTCTACAGGCTAGTTTAACTACGGGTCTTATTTACTGCGGTTACAAGGGAATAAGTGCCAGGATTTTTAAGTGACGTAATTAAAGCTAATAACCGCGTAGCAGTGCCTTAAAGTTTAAGGATATAAATTAGGGGTTTAGTCATGGCAAGAAATTATTTCTCAGCAGGTAATGATCATGTGTTTGGAAGTGGAGGGAGTGGTGCTTCTATTACAAGTGCAAAAGGTGATGATAAGCGCCAGAAAAAACAAGGTGAGCAAGTACGCTTAGGTAATGCAAAATACGATAAAAATGGAGCGTATGTTGTTATACGAAAGCCTAAGACAAAAACTAAATCTAAAGCAGTAACTACGCCATTAGCTTCAACTAACATTACTCAAACCCAAGGTGGTGTTCTTAGAGATGGTTTAGCGCCTGCTCCTAGTGTAGTCAACAGTTACAGCCAAGGTGACGGGCAAATGAGTCCAGCGTTGGCAGCTAGACAGAACAAAGCTAGTTCAAAAAAAGCGGCTACTAGCAACCCATCATCATTAGCCAAGCCTTTAAAAAGCGTAGCACCTACAAACTTAGCAGCCAGAAATTACGGCAAGTTTGACAATTCAACGTACCAAGAAAATGTTGCTTCCAACAAAAACTCAAGTATGCCAAGTATGCTTTTGTCTGCAATTAAAAATGACAAATATCGTAATGATGAGGTCAGTTACAACCAAGCTTATTTTGCAGCTAGGTTAGCTGGAGGAGCTAGTCAAGCTGAATTAAAGTCTGAGCAAGATGCTATCGGAATGAAGAAAGCCTATAGCGGTGATCGAGTTATTACTCCAGATATGCAACGCAGGGCCAGTGATGATTTAAGTCGTGTCACTGGGTCTATGGCTGTGCTTGACGATCCTGCAATGACTGCCGAAAAGAAAGCTGATTTAACTAAATCTGGAATCATAGTTGGTGGCGTTTCAAAAACTGTAGGCGCTAAATACGGATTGTTTGGAGAGAATCAAGACACAACTTACAATTACGAAGGTGGCCCGTCAATAGTCACTCGAGCTTATGATCCTAGTTTGTTTGACGTTAGTTTAGGCGACAAAACATCGACCACTTTTGTTGATGGTGTTGCAGTAGCAAAAAAGACAAATGGTGATGGTTTAGGTAAGGGAGCAGGGTTGGAATTTTTAACAGTTCCCGAAGGGATTAAGGACACCACCCCTGTCGTTCCCAAAGACGACGATATTGTAGATCCGAGGGGCATTGATGAGATCAACAAAGCAATTGCAGAAACAACAGATCCAGAAGAATTAAAATCACTTTATAAACGTAGGCTGTCGCTGATGCGAATGAATAGCACACGCACTAGGTTTGCTGGCTTACTAGATGATGCAGACACCAAAAAATCACAAATGAGTATTGTTTAAATGTATGAAGACAATGACGATAAAAGTAAAAATAAAGCCGTATCCCCTACTGTTTCCCCTGTCGCTTTATTAAAAAGATACGACAAATTAAAATCAGATAGGTCAAATTGGGATCAACTGTGGGAAGAACTGGCTATTTATTTAATGCCTAGCAAAGCAGGCTTTATCTCTAAGAGCGTGAAAGGCACTAAAAGGGCCGCTGAGGTCTATGATTCCACAGCCATACACGCACTTCAAATATTAGCAGCCTCCCTTCATGGGTCGCTTACAAGCCCTTCAACCAAGTGGTTTGGCTTGCGGTTCCGGGAAGATCAACTCAACGAAGATAAAGAAGCAAAAGATTGGCTTGAGAAGTGCAGCAAAGGAATGTTTCAAGAGTTTGGCAAATCAAATTTCTCTACAGAAGTAGCCGAGGCTTATCAAGATATGGTGGGTTTTGGCACAGCCACTTTGCAATTTGACGTAAAAACAAAGGACGCAAACTTTGACGGCTTTAATTTCCGGGCGTGTCATTTAGCTGAGGTTGTTATTGCTGAGTCTGTAGAGGGTCGTATAGATACAGTATTCCGAAAGATTACATTATCAGCGCGTCAGGCTTATCAAAAGTTTGGTGAAGATTGCGGTGAAAAGGCAATGAAAGCTTTAGATACTGACCCGGACAAAGAGTTAGATTACATTCAAGCTGTTTTTCCGCGTGAGCTCAAAGGTGAGCCAGCAATGGTAGCGCCACCTAGCCAGCGTCCGTGGGCTTGTTATTTCATTAGTGTTGCTGACAAAAAGATATGCAAAGAGTCTGGCTATTATGAATTGCCGTTTATGGTTCCTCGCTGGTCAAAAACTACCGGGGACATTTACGGGTTCGGCCCCGGTGCGGTTGCTCGACCAGACATTAAGACTCTGAATGAAGCGCGTAAGCTTGCTATGAAAGCGTGGGAAAAGAGCATAGACCCACCACTCAAAGCCATGCAGAACGGCATTCTCGGCAAAATAGATATGCGTCCATCTACAGTAACTTATGTGCGTGATATGAATAACTTAGAACCGATAGTAAATGCGACCAACTGGAATGCAGACACCTTGATGCTTGGTGATGTTCGCGCGTCAGTCAGGCGCATTTTCTTTTCAGATCAACTAGAACTAAATGACGGGCCTCAAATGACGGCAACTGAGGTGCAAGTTCGCTATGAGCTAATGCAGCGTTTGCTTGGGCCTACACTTGGGCGACTACAATCCGAGTTCTTAAACCCTATTGTTGAACGTGCATTTTATGCAATGTTGCGTGGTAACGCTTTGCCACCAATGCCAGAAATCTTACAGGAAGTGGGAGGTGATCTTGATATTGAATACGTTGGGCCATTAGCGCGATCTCAAAAAATGGATGAAGTAACAGGCATTCAAAGAGCGATTGAAGGAATCATGCAACTGTCTCAAGTTAACCCGGAAGTGCTGGACATTGTTGATGTTGATAAAGCAGGCAGAACAATAACAGACCGATTGGGAGCGCCAGCCGATATTTTGCTTGGTGACGAACAGGTAGGCGAGTTAAGGCAAATGCGGCAGCAACAACAGCAACAACAGCAACAGTTAGATCAAGGGCAGCAAGAGTTATCCGGGGCTACTCAAGCTGCTGAATTGGAGCAAATGGTTAATGGATCAGTTTAGTAAAGACGTAAAGGAATTGTTTAATAGTAAAACAGGTGAGCGAATGCTTGCCAATATGGAATCGGCCTATGGTGATCGGATCTCGTTCAGCAAAGACCCTTGTGAAACTGCTTTTAGAGAGGGGCAGCGGAGTATATACCTAGAAATAAAAAATATAATGGAGAAAGAAAATGAGTGAAGAATCAATGGTAGAGGCTCCGGCAGAGTCATGGCATTCGGGATTGTCTGATGAGTACAGGGGTAATGAATCCCTATCACAGATCCCTGATTTAAATACGTTAGCTAAATCATACTTAGACGCGCAGCAATACGCTGGCGGCTCAATCCGTATTCCGGGAGAGGATGCAAGCACAGACGATTGGACAGCTTTTAACTCAAAGCTTACCGCTAAAGTTCCTACCTTGTTAAACCTACCAACAGACGAGGATGAAGCCCGGGCTGCTATGTATTCGCGTCTTGGAAGGCCAGAAAGCGCAGATGGATACCAAGTGGACGGGGCTGATCCTGATTTTCTATCGTGGGCGCATGACAATGGGTTATCTAACGCTCAAGTCAAAGCATGGCAAGAAAACACTCAAGAACAAGGCAAGAAGCTAGACGAAGACACTGATCAACAAATGCAAGAAGCTAATGATCTGCTTAAAAAAGAATGGGGCCATGCTTATGACGAGCGCCTATCTCAAGCAAAAAACGCAGTGCTTGCCTATGCTGATGCTGAAACTCAAAGCTTTTTATTAGAATCTGGCCTTGCTAACAATCCGAACATGATCAAGCTAATGGCTCAAATTGGGGCGACATTAACGGAGGATGAATCTGCCGGGCTTCAAAGTGGTAATCGTTTCACCCTGTCACCTAATGAGGCGCTAGATAGAATTAGCGAAGTCAGAAGGAATAGAGAACACCCTTATAACCTAGCAGGCCACCCTCAACATAATATGGAAGTAGAAAAAATGGAAAGTTTATATTCACAAGCTTATCCAGAAGCTTCTTAATTCCTAATAACCGCGTAGAAATCATTGAACATCTAATCCAACAGGGTAGCTAATTTTAGTCCTGATGGGTTGGATGGGCCGTTTCTCATCTCGTCAAAGCATACGTCATTGCCAGTTCAGAGTCCGTAAGGGTAGCTCAAAACGCCAATTTCAACTTGCCTATTTCGGAGAAGAATCATGGCTAATACAATTTCAAAAGCATTTGTTCAGCAGTTCCAAGATAACTTAATTCACCTAGCACAACAGAAGGGTTCACGCTTACGCTCTGCAATTAATGAGCAGTCAGTAACGGGCGAGAAATTTAACTTTGAACGCTTAGGTACTGTGGCAGCAATCGTGAAATCCTCACGCCACACCACTACACCAGTTCTTGAAGTACCACACTCTCGTCGTGTTGCCACAATGACAGATTATCATTGGGCTGATCTCATAGACGATGAGGATAAAGTTCGCATGTTGGTAACTCCTGAGTCGCATTATGCAAAATCAGGTGCTAACAGTATGGCTCGCGCTATAGACGACCTAATCATTGCCGCTGCAACGGGTAACGCTGTAGATGGTGCTGGCTCAAACGTAGCATTGCCTGCCGGGCAAAAGATCGCTCACGGATCGGCTGGTCTTACTGTAGCTAAATTGATCTCTGCTAAAGAAATCATGGACGGCAACGATCTTGATCCAGACGAAGAACGCTTCTTTGTGTTGGGTTCACAGCAAGTGTCTAACCTTTTAGCTACAACTCAGATTAGTTCAAGTGACTACAACAGTGTTAAAGCTTTAGTTCAAGGTGATATTGATACGTTTATGGGATTCAAATTCTTACGTTCAGAGCGTTTAAACCTAAATTCAACTCAGCGCAAATGTTTTGCATTTAGCAAATCTGCAATGGGCTTGGGTATTGGTAAAGACGTTTCAACTAAGATTG